AGCTGGCGCAGGATAGATGTGGCAGACTTAGCCAGACCACCGATCAGGTGGATCAGACCCGTGCCGTAGAACCCCATCCCCGGCAGGTAGGGATAGTGCGTGAAGTGCATCAGCTTGCGCTTCTTGGGGTCGTCTTCCTTCCAGTTACGGCGGATAGACAGAACGGTCTTAGAGGTCTTGTCGATTGTCACGATGTAAGGACGTGCCACGCCCTTCTCGTCATCGAACGGCTCCGGCAGGTCGATGTCCACGTGCATCTCAAGCAGGACGCGGCGCGGATCATCCTCGTAAGTCTGCTCCTCCCCGGCCAGCTCGGCGTACTTCTCCTCGATGTCGGTGAGGTCTTTCTCGGCTGTGGGCAGCTCGACGTCGCGGTAGAACCCTACGACCTGCAGCTCGAGCACTTCGTTGTCAGTTTTCTTCATCACATGCGTGAACCGCGGGCAGACCCGCAGGTTAGACGCGCCGTATGAGACCACGAGGTCTTCCGCTGGGACGAAGATCGACGACGGCAGCTCGTTGATAGGGTCGTAGTATGTCTTCTTGAACGCGGACCCAGCCAGCGGCAGGCGGAACAGCATCAGCTCCATCTCGTCGCGGTAGTCGTGCATCTCCTCAGTGATGAGGTAGTTCATCTCTGTCTGGACGCGGTCGGCCTGCTGAGCCTTCTGAGGAGTCAGTTTACCCATGATTTTAGTGCGCACGGGGCCCGATGCGGGCATCAGCTCGCTCATTGCCTGCGCTTGGAACCGCACCACGGACTCGGTCAGCATCGGGTGGTAGACACCGGAGGCACCGGCCCAAGGCTGCGTGCGATCCTCGATCTTCATGCCCAGCAGGTCCAAACCGGTGATGTAGGCGGTCGCCCACTCCTTGCGGCTCTCGCGGTCAGACAAAAACGACTCAATCAGGTCGCTGGCAAGACTTTCTAGGTCCCCATCGTCGATGCTTTCGGCGAGGTTGGCATCGTGAGCGGTCATATCCTCGCTCTCGTCGTCATCGTCCTCGTCGCCGAAGTCGACAGTTACCTCACCAGTGTCGGTATCAATCTCGATTGACGGCTCTTCGTCCGTGGCGATGGCTACTTCAATCTCAGGCTCGTCCTCGGGCCCGAACTCGAACGGCGTCATCGGCTTCTCGATTGCCATGGCATATCCCCTGTAGGTCTCTGCGAGACCTTAGCACGAGGTGTCAAACCTCGCAATGTAGTCGCGAGGGGCGCGGATGATTGATGATTAGCCGTAGCGCAGTCTGATCCTCGACCAACACAAAGCAACCCGTGACGGTTTCTTGTTTGTGTGCGCCCCTCAGAGATATTGGTAGCGTCCCGCTACAGCAGCCGCAACCCCTTTTAATAGAAAAGGCCCGGTGGGGAGAAACACCGGGCCTTCCAGAAGATTCAATTCACCCTCGCCAGCGCCAAGGAGCCGAAAACGCTGGCGAGGGTGTTATAGCACGACTTTAGTCGTAAGTCTACGGCATGTTGCGCTCGCGCAGGGTCATGCCCGACTTCACGGAGCTACGACGCTTCTGCGCGGCAAGGTCTTCCCGCAGTTTCTTGAGGCGCTTTGCATCCGGGTTGGTCTGACCCTTGTATGCCTCGGCACGGTTAGGAGTTGTAGCTGGCGCTCCGCTCGTCATCCGCACGACGCCATCTCCTACGGCGCGGCCAACGGCCCCGGCGATCCCGCCGCTCTTAGTGGTAGGAGAAACCTGCGGAGCCTTTGTGGCGGGGCCAACGATCTTGGGCTTTTCTGCCGGGCGAGCCTTCGGACGCGGCGACGAGGGGGCGGACTTCGTAGAAGTAGTGGGGGCTGCCGGACGGGCTTTCGGACGCGGCGAGGTCTCCGGGGCCAAGTTCTTACCGAACTTGCGGGTCTTCACAGCGTTACCCTTGCCGTCCTTGACGATGTTACCCTTGGAGTCTTTCATATCGACCCAGACGAAGTCTTTACCTTCTACTGCTTTGTCTTCATCCCGAGCCATCATGGCCTCCTTTGTAGCGGTTCTGCGAACCGTACACCAAAACTCAATAGTAGTCCACTTTCCTTCTGTACGGCAGTGGCTCGTCCTGCTCGTCGGTCGGCAGACGGATGAACCCACCCTGTCGGAACCGCATCAGCGCCATGATCGTGGTGTCAACTTGGTCGTCGTTTGACGCGAACGGGAAGCCCGCGACTTCCTCCACCAGCTCCTCCGCCCAGCGCTTCGGCGGCACCCAGACCAGCCCCGAGGAGATGATATCCGACACAGAGTTCAGACGCGCCATCTTGCTGTTAGGGTTGTTCGCCGAGCCCCTGACGGGTGTGTACTCCTGCACCATGAGCCCTGAGCGCCGCATCTCCTGATAGAGGGGCGTCCCCGAGCTCTTCTTTTCAACGATGAACGCGTCGGGCTCCCACTGCTGATACTCCTCTAGAGCCAGCGATTTCAGCTCTGGGAACTCCATACGACGCTTGATGGCGTTGAGCAGGATGATCTGGTGCATGTTCTCCTCGTCATTGAAGAATACTCCCCACGTCGTCAGAGACGTGAAGTCAGCACGGTTGTGGGCTTCTGCAGCGGCGTCGAGAGACATAATGACGTATTCTACAGCCGGTGGGTCGTCGTCCGGCCACAGCCGCCACCAATCCCGCTTGATGATTGCAGCCTCTTCACCCGTCGGATTCTGCTGATACTGCGCGTTCCACTGGAACACAGGCATGGACGCCTTGGTCCGCAGCAGCGCCTGCAGGTCAAAAAACTCCGGCCAGAGGGCTTTTTGAACAAAATCGCCCGTCTCTTTGTCCTCGACCTCGAGGATCGCCGGGAACTCCACCACCTCGTACTGGTCGGAGTCCTCATTGTTGGTCATATCGCGTATCAGACGCCCTGTGAGGTCATCTTGGTGCCATCTGGTGTGCACGATAGCCACCCGACCGCCCGGCATCAGACGCGTCCGGGCACCGAAGGCGAACCACTCGTAGGCTTTGTCAAATGCCGTGAAGTTTCCGTTCAAGATGTCCTGTTCGGAGTGCGGATCGTCGACGAGCAGCAGGTCAGCACCGCGGCCCGCAAGGGCCGAACCCACGCCCGTGGCGTAAAACTCGCAGGATGTGGTCGTATTCCACCGCCCAGCCGACTTTGAGTCCATGGAGAGCGCAGTTGTAGGAAAAACGTCCCGATATGGGTCCGAGTCGATGTGATTTCGCACCTTCCGACCAAAATCGACGGCCAAATCGGTGGTGTGGGACACCAACATGACCTTTTTCCCGGGATTTCGCCCGATAAACCATGCTGGATAGTATGTGGAGACGAGCTGAGACTTGCCGTGGCGAGGCGGAATGTTGACGCAGACCCGGTCTTCTACCCCCGCCTCAATCGCCATGAGCTTATCCGCGAGGATTCGGTGGTGTCGGCCCACCTTATAGTTGGGGTCCATGTACAAACAGAAGGCAATCAGGTCGTCTCTGGCAGCCTGCAGCGTGGCGCGCTTGTCCAGCTCCTCGATCATCTTCTCGATCTCAAGGAGCTCGAGCTCGTCGAGCATATCCACGCTCTTTAGGAGCGTCTCGAGCTCTGCACGGTTGAAGTCGGTGCTCATTCGTCTCCGCCTTCGTCGACGTAGTCGGCGTCTTCGACGGTGTCTGGGGTGATATCCACCATCTTCTGCAGTTTCCGGCGCAGTCGGTCCCGCAGATCGTCGCTCGTCTGGTGCGTGATCGTGATTTCCTGCTTCTCGGTGAACAACCCGACGTCAGAAACTTTTCCTAAAAGTTCCAAGGCCTTAACTCTGATCCTCGCATCGGGGTTCTCGGTCTCCTGAATGAGCTTGTTGACCACCATATGACGCACCTGAGACGCCTCTTGGACCACTTTATGTCCAAAATCCTGCAGGATTTTCTCCGTCAGCAGCAGGGCTGCAGGTGTTTTCTTGGTAATTGTCTTGACCGCGGAGCGCGTTTGCAGAGCCGTGGGGTTTCTTGCCGCCTGTCTGGCCGTTGTCGCGGCATCGTCAAGGTCTTCATCGCCGAACGCGATGTCCAACCCTGCCGCCTCGAGAAGCCGGGCCGTACCTGCAGCTGCGGAGAGAGTTGGCATGTAGCCGTCTTTAGAATTGCCGCCATCGAGGGGGACGTC